TACAGGTAGTACACTATTGAAATTAGCACGAACAATCGGGTTACATCCAGCCAGGTATAATTCTTCCTTCTCATTTTTTAGATACCTCTCAATAACATCATGGACCTTTGTACCTCTTTGGCTTGCATGATGAGAGATACGATTAGCTTCTTCTTCACCAACTCTTTTACGCCAGTCCTTGATAGCTTGTTCATTAATAATAGAAACGACTGTTGTGACTGAAGGATATTGTTTACCTTCTGGAGTCTCATATCGTCTCCCTTTGTCCGTTGTCTTTGCATCCAAGTCATTATAACCCAGATCAATATCAACGTGCTCAAATATTTTGTTAGTCATGTATTGTGTGATTTTTACCCGAAGCTTTTTTGATACCCTTTAACACATCTTGCCATCCAGAACCTGCCGTCTTAAGAGGAGAGGTTACACCTGATACAAGTTTAGGGGTAGTTGTAAATGATTGATAGACAGTGTTCTCAGCACCACATTCAGGACAAGGTTCGCCCTCTGGTTGCTTGTTGTCTTTCATACTTAAATATTTTTCAAAGTGGTGTTCACAATCGGAACACCTATATTCATATGTTGGCATATTAAGAAACGATTAGCCTAGGCCAAACCTCCGTTACAAGTTTTTTTGTTACACCTTTATATACCCCAGTAAGTTTCTTGTCTTTCATAAGAAGTACAAGAGCAGCTTCTTTAGGGTGAACAGATTCTAAAATCTGAATAAACATATTTTCACGCTTCACTGCAGGTAAGTTCTCACCTGGACCGCCCTTGATAAAGTAGCGGAATTTTTTAGTTTGATTGTTAAGAGATGAAGCAGTAAATCCAGCTGGAGCGGGGTCTTCTCTATATGGAGGTGTTCCAGATGGTAAGATAAACTGAATAGAGTCATCAAAGGCACCCTTCAAGATATCTCGGAGCGCAAGAGTATTATGCTCTTTCAAAACATCAGCTTTTTCTTTACGAGTTGATGCCTCTGCAGCTTTCTCCAAAATTTCATGAATCATTAATGCCATTAATAAAACTCCTCTATTACTTCTATTAAATTTCTACATCTCTTTTTAACAAGGTAGCCTAACAATCTGTTTGTCCCGGCCACTTTAACATTTTCGTAAGTATTTATAATATTTTGTTTTATGTCTTCTGGTGTTAATGCTAGATCAATCATCTTCTCATTACGACAGTAGTTACGATACCATGAAGCAGCATAGAGTAGCTCACCCTCATCAAGGTCAGCAATAACTTCATCTATAAACTTCTGACGAACAGGTTTCTGTCTTTCACCCTCTGTAACAAATACATTATCATCAGATAAGATATTAGGAATACCATCAGTTGAGTCACCACGAATAATATGTTCTTGCAAGAATAGTCGAGGATTCTTTTCAGTAATCTCTTTCTTCTTCATAGGAGAGAATTGCTTAACATTAGAATACTTTTGTAACTGTAAGAAGTCCTTATCATTGGATACAATCATAATGTCTTCGTGCTTACCAAAGTCTTGTGTCATCTCGACTAAGGTGCCAATAATATCATCAGCCTCAGCCTTCTCAACCTGGACTACTCTGTATGGTAGATTCTCCTGAATCTCTTCTTTGATTAGATTAATGATACGAAAGATCTCATCCCACTTAGCTGTATCAGCTTCACGAGTCTTTGTACGATTAGCTTTATAGTTAGGGAAGTGATCCTTTCTCCAAGAACGACCCTCGCAAGCAATAACCATCTGGCCATAAGTGTTACGATACTTCTTATTATACATTCTTAGTTGATTAAGGATAATGTGACGAATCATATCCTCTTCCAACTCAATCTTCTGTGATACTATTGTACCAACAGCTAGTCCATTCCAATCAATTAATATCATTATGTGGTAACCTATCCTTTATTTTATTTACATGCCGAGAAGTAACTTTACAAGAAATCCAATCGTTATAATAATCATCGCGTACAATGACACCTCTAACAAACTGCTCGTAAGCCTCCATATAAGCGCATTCTGCCTTAGTACGACATAAATGGAGTATGTGTCTGGTATATTTGTCAGTGCCCAGGTTGTTGACTTCCTCAGTAAGCGACGGCGAAGATCCATAATAGGTTTCCCAGTCACTTTCAACCAGTTTACGCTTTTTCTTACCATTCTTCTGATACCTTTTCGTTTGCCAGAAGAACTTCTTACCGATGTACTTTTTCTTTGTCTCATTATTCTCAATTAAGTAAACATAACCATACACTACTTTGGGGTCAAAGTCAACAGGTTTTTCAAATTCTTTTCCATTATAAAGCCACATTTTAATATCTCCAGATTGCTTCTGAAGATTATTTATTCTTCTGCGAAATCGAGCTCTTCTATTTGTTCTTCTCCGCAGGATGGGCAGAATCGCACCTCTAAAGAATCCTCTTCGTATTCCACCGCAAATTCTATACCACAAGCCGTGCATTCGATCATAGAGAAAGATCCTTGATTACAAGGTCTTCCATTTTAACCCACTCCTCAAAATCATCGCATCCACCAATATGATGATTGACTCCTTGGTCAACATTTACAATCTGGGGCACTGTCCTAGCTGAAGGAAATAACTCCTTAAATTCGTCAATTTGAACGTCTACACCCACCTTATTGACTGAATAATCTAGACCTTTGGTCTCACAAATGTTAACAGCCTTCTCACAGAATGGACAATTGTCTTTACTATAAATTACGATCATAAACTTAACCCCTTAAATGTATCTTCATTAACGTCTTGTTTCACTCCACCAATTACATATGAACTAATCTCTGTCTCTTGTGGAGCTACCTGTACATTTCCACCACCAATCCATCTTTCAGTCCATGGAAGTGGATTTGCTTGTGATGTATGGAATGGTGCTGTTAGTCCTAGGACCTTCATTCTTTTAGCTCCAATCCATTCAATATATTCGTGTAATAGTCTTGCATTCAAACCAATCATTGAACCATCAGCAAATAGGTAGTCTGCCCATTTCTTTTCTTGATCGATTGCATCCATAAACATTTTAGTTACTTCATCCTCACATTCCTTTGCAATCTTCTCAAACTCTGGATCATCTTTAGGTAGTTGCTTCAGAATAGTTTGGCTTGCAGCAAGATGTGTATTCTCATCACGAGCAATAAACTTAATGATCTTAGCATTGCCTTCCATCTTCTTAAGTTCTGCAAATGCCCATGAGCATGCAAATGAAGTATAGAAACGAATGCCCTCTAATACATTAACACTGTTTAATGCTAGCCAGAGGTTCTTTTTACTTGGCTTATCAATGAGATTATCATAGTACTTGGATATGTCTGTAGCACATTCCATAATCTCTTTTGTATCCATTAATGTATCAAATATCTTTGAAGGATCTGCATAAATGTTTCTAATAATATGTGTGTATGAACGAGAATGGATTGTCTCCATAAAGGTCCATGTTTGAATTAGTGGTTCTAATTCTGGTAGTGATGCATGAGGCAAGAAAGCTTCTGATGGAGCTCTGCCCTGAACACTATCCAAAAGGATTTGTCTCTTTAGGTTAGATGTAAAGATATGTTGCTCATGAGGTAGGAGTCTAGCAAAGTCTGTCTTGTCTTTACCAATATCAACTTCCTCTGGTCTCCAAAAGAAACCAAGCATCTTATCTGTGATCTTATCTAATGCTGGATACTTAACCTGATCATATCGAGCCACATCGACAGGACCATCAAAGAACATCTTAGATTCTAAATGGCTTTTTGTTTTCTTTTTAAATACAGACATATATCATCCTCTATGTTAGATCTTGCAGCTATCACAATCGTCATCTTCACTACTGTAATGTTCCTGCATGATCGGATCATCTTCTTCCTTATACTCTCCAGCACCATCATAAGTGTTGTTATAATATAATTGTTTTCCACCGTATTTGTAGAAGGTAACAATATCTTTAATCATCTGTGACATTGGTACTTTGCCTTCATCAAACCATTCTGGATTGTATGAGGTATTAACAGAGATCCCCTGATCGATGTACTTCTGTAAGACAGCACATATCTGTAAATAACCTTCTGGTGATTTCTGATCCCATAAGAGATCATACTTGTTCTTAAGATGATGATAGCCAGGAACAATTTGTGCCATCACACCATCTTTAGATTGCTTATACGAAACCAGAGCTCTAGGTGGTTCAATACCATTGGTAGAATTACTTATCTGAGCTGAAGTTTCGGCTGGCATAAGAGCCATTAATGTTGAGTTACGAATACCTGTTTCTTTGAGTTGCTTACGCAATCCTTTCCAATCTAATCTTTCTTTATTCTTAACTAACTCATCAACCTCTTTCTTGTATGTTTGGTTAGGTGTAATACCATGACCATATTTTGTTTCATCGTTGCCAGAGATAACACCTTTCTCAATAGCAAGATCAGCTGATGCTTTGATTAGATAATATGACCATGCTTCTGCATACTCATCAACAGTCTCTAATGCATCTGAATCATACTTTAATCCTCTCTTAGCAAGGAAGTATGCAAGGTTAATAATACCTACACCCAAAGGTCGACGTGCTTTGGTTGAACGCTCAGCTGCTGGGATTGGATATGCCTGATAATCGAGCAAAGCGTCAAGAGCACGGACGGCGAGCTTACAATATTTCTTAAATTCTGATGGGTCGTTAATAAGTCCCCAGTTGATTGCACTAAGGGTACATAGTGAGATTTCGCCTTCTTCATCATCATAAGCACTCAATGGTTTTGTTGGTAAATCAATTTCACAACATAGGTTGGACTGATGGATTGGAGCAACCTCTTGCATAAATGCTCCATGCTCATTTGCATGGTCAACATTCATCAGATAGATTCTTCCAGTATCTTTTCTCTCTGTAATGAACTGCTGAAAGAGATCAATCGCTGGAACGCTTTTCTTACGAATGGAGGTTTTACGCTCATACTTTTCATATAGCTCACGGAATTTATCCTGATCACTATAGAACGCATCATAAAGTCCAGGAACATCATTCGGTGAGAATAGAGTGATGTTACCACCGCTGAGCAAACGCTCATACAGTACCTTATTAAATTGGAAACAGTAATCCATATTACGAATTCGTGTTTCATCTGTACCCTTGTTATTCTTGAGTACAACTAATTCTTCAAATTCAAGATGCCATGCGGGTAAGTAGATTGTAGCAGCACCACCACGAACACCACCCTGCGAACAAGATTTAACAGCAGCTTGGAAATATTTTAGGAAAGGGATAAGCCCAGTGTGTACCACAGACCCATCGCCAATAGTACTATCAATAGCCCTAATAGCCCCAGCACTGATACCCACACCAGCCTTTTTTGAAATGTATCGAACAATTGAGGTTGCAGTGGCATTAATAGAATCCAGCGAGTCTCCACTTTCAATAAGAACGCAAGAAGAAAACTGCCTAGTAGGAGTACGAACACCTGCCATAATAGGTGTGGGTAAGCTAATATAAAAGTTTGAGATAGCATCATAGAAATCCTTTACATATTTTAATCGTTTTTCTTTAGGATATTGAGAGAACAATGTAGCAGCAATCATCATGTATAGAATCTGTGGTGATTCATACATCTTCTTAGTCAAACGATTTTGTACAAGATACTTCCCACGGAATTGTTCCATACCAACATAAGTGAATGTATCATCACGATCATGTCTGATATGATTATCTAATGTGTCTAATTCATCAGCTGTATAGTCATCAAGGATAGTTGGATCATAGACACCACGACCAATATTTTCTTTGATTACCTCAATGAGAGGCCACGGTTGATATTGACCATAAACTTCTTTACGAATCTTATAGTTAATTAAGCGAGCAGCAACATACTGATAATTAGGTGCATGTTCTGAGATAAGGTCTGCAGCAGACTTGATTAAAAGCTCATGGATCTGTTCACCTTGGATACCATCATATAATTGAATGTTTGCTTTAAGTTCGATTTCGGAGATTGATACTCCATTGATATCCTCTGTAGCCCAATAAAGTACACGATGTATCTTATCAAGCTGGAATGGCTCAGTGCGGCCATCACGCTTAGTGACAGTAATATTGCTCATTAACTAATAACCTTTTAATAATGTAATTTTTGTTGTGTATGGTTATATATCATACACTAACTTTGGGATCAAGTCAACTGTTTTTTTGATTCCATTGATCCATCCATCTACGAACAACTTGCTTACGCATAAGAGCTTTGCGTGCGTTTGGTGCCATATCAACACCGCCTCCACCAACGGCATTTGCTGCCATCTCTGCAAGTTTAGGACGATCTTCTAGATTTATTTTATTGTATGTTCCCTGTTCAATAACGACGAGCTCGTCTTCAATCATTTGAGCTTGATAATCTACACCTTTGAAGTTAAAATGTTTCATCGTTCTATATCCGTTACTGAAATAAAAATATTCTGTTTAGTTGTTTGATGTTTAACTTCATAAATGTTATGATTAAATAATACATCTACTGGTTCACAATTCTCACCAACTAAAATCTTTGTGCCTTTCTTAGCAATAAATTCACCAGTCCTTGGTGACATAATATCGTTTGTGAGTGTATAAGTTCCCTCACCCAGCACATTATCATTGACCATCCAACTTTCGATAATATCTGTATTATACTCTATCTCGTCGAATTGGTCAACAACTTTTTGGATTTCTTTTTCAGATAATCCAGTGTTTTCTTTAATTAAGAATAAAGCAGCAGCATAGGTTGCAATCTTACTTGATCCACCTGGGACCTTTTGGATAAGTTTTCTGACATTGAATACTAGACGGTGGAAAAGTGTGTATGCAGCTTTATCATCTTGGAGCGTAAGATCTTTCTTAAGCACCTTTCCTTTTTTGTCTATAAT